GTAGGTCAGCACCACGTCGAGGGCGACGCTCGACACGTCGACAGCACCAGCAACCTCCGCGCCAGTGGCGAGGACGTACAGCTTGAGCTTGTCGTTGTCGATGTCGTAATCCAGGAAGTGGCTGATCACGCCCGCGGTCTTGCCGTACCCGCGCATGTCGAGGACGGTGGGGGTGATGCTGAGATTGGCCTTGAGGTAGTCGGCCATCGCGTACCCGCCAGCGGGGTACGAGGAGTCACCGTTGAAGGTGAGTCGGGTCTGGAAGTTGGGGCGCATGGTCGTCTGACCTTGCGTTCCCTTATCGGTGGGTGCTGGGAGTGCCATTGTTCGAGTCTCCTATGAGGTCAGGGGTTAGCCGACGAGCACGTTCTCGGCCTTTGCGACCGCAAGCTCCTCGGCGTACTTCACGTCGAAGCGAAGCGTGATCACCATGATCACCTCGCCAGCGCTGATGTCCTTGTCAGTCTCCAGACGGATCTCGCGATGGATACCGACGTGGATGTTTTTCGGATCGCAGAAGATCACGTTGGTGGTGTTGGCACCGCCGCCCAGGTTCTCGGGGAACAGGGGCACGGCGACAACGGGCACGCCGGTGTAACCGATGGTGGCCTCGTTATTGACGAAGGCACCGAGGGCCGAGTCACCACCGGGGGTGGCGCGGTCGGTCAGGGTGTCGCGGTAGTCGATCTCTGCGTCGACGCTGGTCATGTAGCGCATGTCGAGCTTGTTCACGAGGAACTCGGTCGGCATAGCGCGAAGCAGGTCGCGAAGGATGGACTTGTTCAGGCGGACGCCGCCAGCGTTGACCACGTTGGAGGTGGCTTGCTTGAGGATACCGTCGAACTGAGCGAGGAACGGATCGGCCGAAGCGGTGTCGCCGTTCACGAGCACGTCCTCCATGTCGCGAGACACGGCTTGAGTCATGAGCTGCATGACGGTGTTGCGCAGGTTGCCGCGCTCGATGCTGTCTTCCAGCACTTCGTTGTTGAGGCGAACCTCAGCCTTGAACAGCTTGGAGTCGAGTTCGACCTTCGAGAGATCTGGCTTGCTACGCTCGGCAGCGGTGAGAGCCTGACCACTCTGGCCAGCGCGAAGGATGCGAGATCCGAAGCGGATCTTGTCCACTTCTTTCTTCGGGGACTTCATCGGCTCGACCGTCGACATTCCCATGATGACGGACTTCTTGATGAGGATTCGGAGGAAGCGCTGAGCCTGCTCGGGAACGAGTAGACCACCATCCGTCAGAAGGTCCGAAAGTGCGAGATCGGCCTTCTGAAGAATGCTGCGATTGTCGGTGAGACCTTGGGGCATTTTTCTATTCCTTGTGAGTGTGTGAGTGTGGCCGACCAGTTCAGAACACGAGGTCGGAGTCGATGGAATCGTTCAGGTCGTCGGGCCATGAGAACGGCGTGACGTCCTGAGCGAAGTCTCCTGCGGCGCTGACGTTCGTGTCAGGCCGAGAACTTTTCATTGAGTGAAGTTGTGCGTGCTGGTTTTTCGCGATCTCAGTGAGCTGCTGCACCTGCGACGCAAGGCGAGAGATCTCCTCGTCCTTTGCGGTAGTGGCCTTGCTCACCTTCTCAGTGGTGTCAGTCGCTTCGACATCACGAAGCTCACCGAGCAGCGCAGCGAGTTGTGAGTGCATCGCTTCGAGCTTGTCCAAGCGCGCACCACTGATCTTGCGGCCCGCCTTTTTCAAGTTCGCACCGGGCATCTGAGCGCTCGGTACACCAGCGGGCTGCGATGCCTGCGGGGGGTTGTACGCGTATGCTGCGGCAACCTCCTGCATCGGTGCACCCCCGTCGTCAGGGAGGAATGGGCCGATGGCTTTGACTGCTTTGACCATGCAACCCATTGCCTTCGCCATCGCGTGAGTGTGGGCGACACGCTTTTCGTGCATGCTCTTCTCGCTCATCATCTGCTCGATGTCGTCGGCGTCGTCTTCCATGTCGCCCATCGGGCCGATGAGAAGCACCTGCGCTTTGCTCAGATACTCCTTGGTCATGTCGGCCATCTTCATCGCGTAACGCATCGCGATCGGGCGCGCCATCTCATCGGCCGAAGCGGTCACCATCGCGGGGTTGCCAGCCTCAGCGAGCAGACCCTTCTCGGTGTCTTCGGGAGTCTCGACCGCGTCAGTCTTCTCAGTCGCGGGGGCGGCAACGGCAGAGAGCGCTTGCATGACCTCGACGATCTCGTTGCGCATCTTGTCGGGTAGAGCACCCTCGCCTTCACGGGCTGCGAGTACAGCCTCGCTCAGCGCCTTCATGCGGTCGCTCATCTTCGCGAGCATGTCACCGACCTGCGCCTTGACCTCCGCGCTCATCTCGATCGCGAGCGTGGTGTCGTCTTTCGCTTTGTCGGCCTGCGCTTCGATGACAGCGTCGTCTTCGATGATGTCACTGTCGTCAGCTTGCTCGATGGGCTCACCGGCGTCAGTGGTGTTCTCGATGTCATCGGCAGGGATATCCTCGCCGCTCTGAGCGTCGGCGACGGCTTTCTCGAAATCGTCTTCGTTATCGATGGGCATGTTCGCCTCTTTCTGCTCCTCAAGCATTCGACGCGCTTGAGTTTGGAGTTTGGTCTTCAAGTCCGCGGCGATGTTCGCCACGGGGATTCGTGCGATGGCATTGCGCAAGTGAGGCAGGTCGATCTTCCCTGAGTCGTCTCGCACGGGGAACATGCGAAGCGTACGCGGGACAGTCTTGCCGTCTTCATCCTTACGACCACCGGGCTTGATGTGAAGGAACGCGCTGTCGGGTAGGTCGTTGACATACGCAGTCGACCACACGGCCTTCTCTTGGTCGCGCTTCACGACGAGGAACGTGCGCTTGTTTGCACCGCGATCGACGACGCTCACTTCTTGAACGTCGAGATCTTCGAGCTGGTACACAGCAGCCTGTTTCACTTCGGTCGTCATCGCTGGTCCTCAGTTTGTCGCGTATCGTGCAAGTTCGTCAAGTACTCTTAGGTTTGCGGATGCCCGTGCCGCCGATGCTTAGACCGGTCAGGCGACCGTCTTTGATCGCATCCCAGATCGAGTCGTCGATCACACGCAACGCGAGCAGCCACGTGCCTTGCTTGACGTGTTGCCCTCCGACGTCGAATGACGCGGGGGCGATGTAGCTTTCGAGAATCTTGATCTTCCCGTTGACGAAGGTTTGGTGTTGAAGACCGATGTTGCCGTAGTCCTGCATGAAGCCATGCGCAGCGCGGCGAATATCCTCAGCGGCGATGGTGTCCTGCTGGCTATCAACTTCATCGGGCTCAAGCACAACGCCGAGCACATAACGCTCGTCACCTTCGGCTTTGTAGATCTTCGCACTCTCGATCATTTTGTCGACGTTGTGCGCGAATGATCGAATGCGACGCAATCGTTCATCCTGTTCAGGTTGCAGGTAGCCGGGGTCTCCGGGGCTGAGGGAGAGGTCCCCCTTCGGCGTGGCGGCTTTACGTGGATCATGACCCCACACGAGCAGCGACGTGAGCTTGCGGGTCATGCGGTCCTTGTCGTCATAGAGCGGGCCAGAGTTGCCACGCATCCTTGAGATGAACGACACCTGCCGCCCGGCCCATCGCCAGTCATCAGCGCTCCAGTTCTCAAGCGCTTGCTCGACGCCACGACCGTTGCCGAGCATTCGGATGATCGCGCGTGCTGAGTCGCGTCCGCGTCGGATGCCTTGCGCACGCGCTTCACCGGCTGACAGCCCTGCGGCCTTGCCTTCGTCGGAGTCGAGGAACCGCTTGATCTCCGATGCGCTCATGTTGATCAGCTTGCTCCACTTCGCATGAAGCTCGCGCTTGCGTTCTTCCTCTGCGTCTTTGTGAAGCCACGCGTGGTCGCCGACGGGGTAGCTCGCGCCGAAGATGCGGTCGTCCGCACCATCGATGGTGAACACAGTGAGCCCTGCGGACTTGAACAACTCACGCACCTCGGGGCCGTCTGTCCACGTCACGAGATAGTCGCGTGTGTCGAGTGACGCTTCGTTCAACACATCGACGATATCGACGTCGTGCTCGTTAGGTGCGTCGAGCACGAAGTACGCGCTGTCCTCGTAGTCCGCGAGGCGCTTGCCTTCAGCGAGCGGGGAGTGAACAGGTATCCGATCTTGCGGCAGCGTCGCGGCTGCGAGGACAGGCCACGGAGTCGAAGGGGGCGGGGCCGTTGGTTTCGACCCCGCCTTTTCGATACGGTCCTCCGTGTCTGCTTCGCGCTCGCTGCTGACCGACGCCGCGCGGGCGCGTGCGGCAGTTTCGGGCTTGGCGGTGGACGCCTTGTTCACGATGCGAGAGAGTGCAGGCCCACTCGCGTCTCTGCGGACTCTCGCGCGCATGACTCAGCGAGGATCGTTGCCGAAGTCATCGAGGGTATCCTCGATGACTTCCTTGCCATCGAGGAACTGCGGCGTGGCAAGGTCATGAACCCAACCGTCGCCGGTGGTCTTCTCAACCTTAGCCTCGCCGTCGCTGAGTGCCGCGCTCAGTTGGTCGAGCAGCGTCTTCTCAGCGCCCGTCTTTTCGGCAGACTTCGCAAGGAATCCCTCGGGGCTGCTTGCGGGCTCCATCGACACGGGGGGCATCGTGCTCACCTCAGCCTTGGGGTCGGGCATCGACGGGCTGCTCACGTCGCGTGCGAACGCTCCGCCCTCGCCGGGCTCGTTGGCGCTGTTCGACATGGGCTGAGTTGACTCGGTGACCGCCGAGTACGCCGACTGTCCTTGCACGGAGAGCGGGCCGGTGACGTACAGGGGCACGGTCACGGATTGCTTGTCCTCGAACCCGCCTGCTTTTGCGAGCGCTACGATCTCGCGAACGTAGGTGAGTCGCGCGGTTGCGTCGTCGTCAGACTTCGCGAGTTCAATCTGCTCGGAGACGTAGGTGATGAACTCTTCGGGGGTGAAGGTTCGGGTCTCGGGCGCTTTAGTTTCGTCCACGACGAGCAGACCTTCGAGGCCCTTCTCAATCGCTTCCAGAGTTTCGGTGAGTTTCGACATGGTGTGGTTCCTTCCTGAAAAGAGGAATGTGCTTCGATGTTACTTTACAGACGGCGGAACGATCA